GTGTTCCGTCCGCCTCAAAAAAACGACCACCTTTGCTCAAATTGCACTTTTGGCACAATTGCCTCAAATTCCAGATTTCATCGCCTCCACCCAATCTTTTGGGAATCACATGATCAATGTGCATTTGGCCTTCAGATTGCCCACACATTTGGCAACATCCATCACGCTTGAGCACAGCTTCTCTAATCTTACGCCAACGGCTTGTGCTTCCACCTTTCCAAGCTCTTGACATTAATGCCACCCATGCTTTCGCCAATGAGCCAAAGCACCATTGCATATCTTGCCTTGATACCTGTGATTAATGTATCTAAGTGTCCAGTCAATCATGCGATAGCCATCAAGGTTTTGATACTTAGGATTGCGCATCTGGCCTAAGCCAAAGTGGTTGCCATTTGGATTGATAGCTTCAACACGCCAATTGCTTTCTTTTGTGATTAGGATGTCAAAGCATTTCATCTCTTGCCAATCAACGATTCGTGAATGTGCATAAAGCTTTAATGAATTGATTGATGCTTTCTTTGTTGCATCTTGTGTGGCCTGTGCCGGTGTTGCGCTAGCAAAACATAGCGCGGCCAATAGCACCAAGCATCGCTTGCGAGCTATCCGCCACAGCGGCTCGCCCACGAGCATGGAGCGTACCGAACCACGCAAATACATTGCAACATTGAGCGTGCTGTTGGGCGTTGCGCACAGCCTGTGGATGATGCCTGTGGATAACTTAATCACAATGACATCTCCGTGATTCGTGCATCATCAACGATCTTGATACCAAATGTGCCACAGCTCATGCATTGTGCAAACCATTCATGCTGTGTTAATTCTGCACCTTTCTTGAGTCCATGGCGTTGCTTTGGCTTTCCATAGAGCTTTGAACAGATCGAACAATCAAATTGCAGGATGTGCATAATTGCTCCTCATAAGTGTTTCGATTGGTTGCAAATTGATTTGAGGCACACTCCAATTGTTTTGTGATGCGTTTCGGTAGCGTGGTTTCTTGGCCACAGCAACGGGCATCCAGCCAACAATGTGCATCTTTGGTGTGTTGCCCGTTACCAATACGGCAATGTCTCGGTCATGGCGATCTGAATCTTGGATCCATAGATTGCTGGCCGGATTGGCTGACCATTTGACTTCAATGTGTTCCCCCACATCGGCCTTTGACTTATCCCATGTGATGCCCGGTGTGTACTCATAACCCAATCGCTTGGCCACGAATAACTCAGCTGCCATTGATTCGCCCATCTGGGCCACATACTCGAACCATGAAAGGTTTTTCACAATGCGTGAGCTGTGATCAGCTGATCGATCATGACAATGTTGGATGGCTGCAATCATGCATTGCACTTCCTCAATGCGATCTATCATCGGCAATCACCACAAAACCAAATGATGTTGTCTTGCTTGTCATATCCTTTTTGGTATCCAAAGTGATCCAATCGCCTTAGCTGTGAGCACTTGTCGCATTGCTCGATTTTGTATTCCTCAACGATTTCACCATTGCACATCAATCGCGCTTTCATTTCTTGAGGATAAATGATCTCAACATAGTCGCTCATAGTTGTGGCTCCCATTTTCCACGGCTTGTGAAAACATACCAAAGCGGCTCACATTGATTTGGTTTTTTTCCCACACATGAGAAATTGGCCCAATCTTTACCCGTCTTGGCCGATGTGCCGGTGCGCCAAACGCGATGCCCGTGTGAACATTGGGGTGCCTCTTGTACGAGCTCTCCGCCCAGTTGCTTGGCAATCTCATCCATCGATGATCCGAGTGATGGGATGCCTGATTGCTCCGCTTCATCGGCTGTCTTGTAGCTTGGCACATCACCAAATTTGGTTGTCCAATAGTCGTAATCTTGTGGCTTTGTTGCATCATTGACTTTGACTTGCTCCATGGTTTCTTTTGTAGCTTTCTCTGTGCCACCCAAAACCAAGGCCATGACTCTCATCAAAGCTGATGTGGTTGTATCCTCGCAAAACCAGCGTTTCATGTTCGGGTTGTAAGCTTCACGATAGCCAAAAGCAAAATCAATGCCGGCTGGCTCTTTTTCCTCTTGATTGCGCCATGCCTTGGCTTGTACTAGCACATAGCCTTTTTCGGCATTAAATTCAACGATGTGAGCTTCAAGCCTCCCATTCGGAAATGTGCGCAGCCAACGATCCGTGCGCTCTTTGTTGCCTTCGTAGTTTTCAAGAAATCCGGCCATTAGTTGTTCACCTTGCGATCAGCTGATACCGCATGGCGTGCCACAGCTCGGCCTCGTGTGTAGCCTTGTCGCTGGCCTTCCTTAAATCCGACTGAATAAGACATGACAGCCCATAAGGCTCCAGCAATCAAACACATGATCACAATTGATGCTTCGTTCATTTTGTTGCTCCCGATTCTGGGAGCCGCGTATCAGCTCCCGAAATAGAGAGTGACAGGCAAATGCGACAAATTCAAGAATCACGCTCAAATCATGGCGTGTCGCTACCGGATAAACGCCTTTCAATGGTTTTTTCGTATTCTGATTTTGGCTTGTCTTTGAGGCCGTTCGATGCTAAAACGCCACCCAATGACCCAGTGAGAAAGATTGCCAATGTTTTAAGCAAATCGATGAAAGCTGCATCATTGGGAGCTTGTGCTCCAATTGGCTGTGTCACAAAAATCAATGCATAAGTAATACCCAAAGTGACAATAAGAAACACAATGGCCAGCACCGAGCCAATAAGAAACATCAAGCGAGCTTTGATGTCCTCTTGACTTAAACGCTCTTTACTCTTTGAAGCCATCGCCAATCACATCCTCTGTGCAAGTTCCCGTCACTTTGCATTGTGGTTTTTGGCACTCTGGGTTTTCCCAATTGGCGTGCTCTTGGCATGGGTATCGCACCCACCCGTCATAACCACACCCGGCAAGGCTTGACGAAAGGATCAAAGCCAAACCCGCCGCGAGTGATTTTCGAGTCACTTCCCCGTAGACCCGAAAGCTTTGTCAGCTGGATTCAACCAGCGCAAAATGACCGGCACAACAGCTGCCACGCCACCCATTGCCATTGCCTTGATGTCTCCGCCAGCCATGTACACGGCCAAAGCTGCGGCGATGTAAGAGCGAGCCCATGAAGCCGCAATTGCTTTTGCTTGTTCCATTATTTTTCTCCTTTTGGTCGTTCTGGCAATTCACCAGAAAATGGCTCATAGGCTGGCCGGCCGTAACCGACAACAAATGAGCGTGCTCCCAAAGCTCTTGATTTGACCATCACTTCTCCACCATTTCGCTGACTTGCACCAGCTGATGTGTTGCCTTCGATAGTCACGATCTGTTTTTCTGATGCCCGGATTACCAAGCCAATGTGATTGATTGTGGTTTTGTCATCAACAATAAAATCAAAGAAAACAAAATCACCAATCTTTGGCGTTGTGTGCCATTGCTTGGCCTTTTTAAATGCCTCAGCTCCGGCTCGTGTGCTTACAACATTTGGCACTTTGACCCCAGCTGTGGATGCACACCAATTCAAGAAACTTCCACACCATGGCAGCTTGTCGGCTTTCATAAATTTGCCATACTTTGTTTCATTGTTGCCTGTTTCAGCTGTGCCAACCTCAGCCAGCGCAACCTGAATCAAACGAGGCAATGTTCCTTGTGGAAATGTCACGCCAATGCGGCTTTCAATTCATCAAGTGATAAACCAACGCTTGCAAGTTTTTCATCAATTGTTTGCTCGGGAGAAATCACTGTTCCATTATGTGCAGCAACAATTGTCTTTGCCTTGCTTTCATCAGTTGCAGAAATATCCAGCCAAAATTTTCCTTGGCCATCAATTAATGGAGATGTTTTTGAATTTACAGTAATACCAGCGGCATTTAATTCCTCCAACAATTGAGCACCATTAAGATTTGTTGGCTTTTTAAATTCAATCATTTTATGCTCCTAAATAAGTTGCTTGGAAACGAGTCGTTAAAGTTGCTAGATCATCGCAACGGACGTCTAATGAACCGCCTGAAGCCTGATAGGCAAAAAGTTCAATGTAATCACCAGCGGTTAAAGAGTAAATAGTTTCAAAAATACCAAAGTTTTTTCCAGCTGCAGTTCCCATGTGTAACTGGCTGCCAATCGCATTGCCATTTAATCTTAAACTCAAATAACGATCTCCAGTTGCATTAGCATTCCAAGTTACCGCACCAATTATTAAGAATGTTCCAGTCTTGCCGGCTGGAATTGTAATTCGGCTCGTGTTTGACGATGTTGAATGGTATGCGTCAGTATCTACTTGTTCTGTGTCAAACGTCAATGCAGTAAAAGTTGTATTTGGAACAGAAATCGCTGCGCTGTTTGAAACCGCAACTCCCGAAAATGTTGGACCAGCCGATGCCCATGTTGGCACTCCACCGGCAACAGTAAGCACCTGACCTGTGCTGCCAATCCCCAATCGTGCCGGCGTTGATCCGCTCGATGAATAGATTGTGTCACCAGTCGTTGTCATTGGATTTGTCATGCCTGATGCATCAGTTGCCCAAACAAAATCCATGTTGGCATCGGTGTTTTTCTTTAGCACTTGACCTGTTGTGCCGCCTTTGAGATCCATCAAAGCTGTATCAACCGCCTGACCAAAAACCTCAAAATCAGCTGGCAAATCCGTGACCAAATCTGTGGCCGTTGGCATCTGCCATCCAAAATTGCTCGTTGGATTGCTCATGTTTTCTCCTTACGCCACAATCGTGGCATTGATCCAATCCAAAGTTGGATTGACTGTATTCCATGCTTCAACAATCGGCACATCGTTCCAACGCATTGCCTGTAAAGAAAATGCAATTGGTGAGACGATCATTGAAATGCTGATCTGATTGTATCTGGCGGAAAATGTCCAGCCTTCAACGAAACCCAGAAAATCGCCGGAATTCATGTTGAGCGGCAAATTGGCAATATTTACGGGCATACCCATGAAAACCTTGATTAAGTTATCACGATCAGAATCGTCGATTTCCGGGTTTGTCAGCTCAAATGTAACGTTGTTGAAATTGAATCGTGGGTAGGCTCTGAGCTCTAAATAAAAATCGGCCTGATCCTGTGCATCTGTTGCGCTTTTGATTGTGGTTGTGAAAATCTGTGCAAGCTGTCCATAAAGGCCAACCGATGCCGGATCAACCGCATTGACTTCCAAAGCCGAATTGTTGCCGTATTTGAGATCAATTGTGTTTCTCACATCTCCGGCGCGAGATTGGATGCTCAAACCCGATGCCAAAGCATGGTTGGCTGTTAAATCCACATACCCATTGGCGGCCAAATAATTGGTTCGATGCGTTGAATCAGCATATGAAATTTGGCCTTGAGCGTTTTCGTAAATGTAGCCCAGCCCAGATGTGGCAAGAGCTGAAACCAATGAATAAACATCCGTTACAGATGATCCGCGATTTTCCAGCTCATAATTTCCCGGCCGATCAATTTCGCCCAATCCGCTGTTTTCAGCATCATCCCATTGAGTAGTTGGATCATAGGTTGCCCATGTCAATGCACCTGGTACTTCTTGCCATGAGTTAAACAAAACCTCTTTCAAAATGGTGTAAATCTGATCACCATCAAAATCGTCCTGCAAAACACCTTCGGTCAGTGCCTTGGGCAATCTAGCCAAAGCACCCAAAGCAATGATGTTGATGCGCTGTGCATAATCAACGCTGCCCACCTCTGCCACGGCAATGCCAATCTCAACAACCGATCCACCAAAGATTGGCACAAATGTGGATGTCGAATCTTGCAATTCAATGGTTATTTGATCATTGATTTCAATTGCAACATTTGATTGATCAAGGTTGATAATTTCAAGATTGGTGTATCCGGCTTGCGCTTGCTCATAAATGTTTGTCCGACCGCTGCGGATGGTTAAATTGGCCAAAATGGCTGTTGTGTATTGAACACCGCCAATGGTCACGCGCCATACGGGATTAAAAATTGTCATGCGATTTGCAGGTTAGTTGCGCCACCTGTGCCGCGATAGAAAGAGTTGTTAAGCGTATCAACCAGCACACGCGCTGTGCCTTCCGGATCGGTTGTCACTCCATTAAAATTCACAGTCACGCTCGGTTTGCTTGATGCAGCCAAAATTCCGGCAAGCGTGTTTGTATTTACACCAGATGTGCCAAAAGCAAATGGCTGGTTTGAAGCTGCCATGACTCCGGCCAATGTCGTTGTGCCGCTTGTAAAATTGTCAAAAGCTCCAGCAACATCATCAATAACCTTTTTCGTGTCTTTTGCAATTTTCGTGACCGCACCGCCAAGAGTTCCGCCGGTCGATCCGCCACCTGTTGTGCCGCCCGTGATTGTGGTTGTGCCACCGCCTGTCGTGCCACCAGCTGATGATGTGCTTCCGCCTGATGTGAAACCACTTGGCAATGATGCAGCTGGCACGGAAATTCCACCTGTCGAGCTTGATCCGCTCGAAACACCAATTTTTGAAACGGGTGAAATGTCGGCACCCGGCTTGATAAGGTTAAAACCACGGATTGCAATATTTATCAAGTCGATTGCCGTGTTGATCAAGCCGCGTAAAGCTCCAACAACATTTGCCATAATGTTCAAAACAACGCTGGCTACATCGCCCACAACGCTGAAAGCTTTGCCAATCACATTGCCAATAATTGGTGCGGCGGCTTTAATGACATCAAAAAAGGCTTCAAACTCATCTTTGTTTTCGATAACAGTTTTTTTGATTTTGTCGAAAGCTGATTTAAAACCTTCAAAGATGGGTTGCACAAAGTCTTTGATTGAGCCAGCCAATTTGCTCAATGTGTTGCCCATGCCACCAGATTTCTCACCGAAGGCATCTGCAACCTGTTGCACAATTGGGATGACCTTTTCTGAAAACAATGTAGCCAATTGCAAAACAATCGGCAAAAGTGCCTCACCAATTGTGGTTTTGGCGTTTTCCAATTGAGCTGTGAGGATGCGTGTTTTGTTGGCTAGACCATCGCTCGTGCGCTCAAAATCGCCTTGTGCAGCTGATGTCTGTTGATAAATCAAAGCTTGAGCGGCCAACACCTTTTGTTGCGGTGTTAAAGCATTTTTGGTGGTGCTGATGATTCCCAACTCCAAAGCCGCTTGGCGCAATGAAGCATCATCGAGCAAAACTCCGTATTGGCGCAATGGCTCAGCTTCGCCACGCAACGCCGATCCAATTGCATTGATTGCTTGCTCTGGTGATGTGTTGTTGAAAGATGCCAAATCTGATGACAATTTTACAAAGTCAATTGAGAATTTGCTTAGATTCTCACCGCTTAATCCGGCTGATTTTCCAAATGTGGCAAATGTAGCTGCGGCATCCAATGCCTGTTGCTTTGTCTGGCCTAACGATGCAGCGGCACCATCGGCAAATTTTTCGATGTCTTTGGCCGACTTACCAAATAAAACATTGACCTTTGAGATTGTTTCACCCAAATCGCTTGCAGCTTTAACGGCATCGACACCAATTTTGATTGCCATAGCACCAGCTGCGGCAGCTACGGCAGCGAAAGCCAATGCCGCTTTCTTGCTAAAATCACCAATTTTGCCGGCGAAACCATCAACATCTTTTGAGCCTACATTGAGGCTTTGCTTGAGTTTATCTACATCAGCAAGAATCGAAAGCTTGAGTGTTCTTGATTGACCGGCCATCACCACTCCTTCAAAATCTTAGTAAATGCATTTTCCCATTGAGAGATGATGTGAGGCTGTTCGGCGCGCAAGGTTGGATAGATAAAATATCCAAATGATCCAATGCCGCCGGGAGCCTTTCCAGACCAAATTGGAAATTGTCTAAATTTTTGTGAGCCGAATTCATAGCCGCCCCAAAGCTGTTGTGTGGTTCCGCCACCGCTGAATTTCTGAGATACAAAGCCGTAGCTGATCTCACCAATCTTCGATGACTTACTTACGCGCGATCCTTGAGCAATGCGAATTGCGGCCTTATTTGGCCGGCCACCAGCTGCGGCGGTGACTTTGGATTGCAGATAAGTGGCCAATCCATTTGAAACGCCTTTGGCCTCAGAAACAGCTTGCTCATCCATGGCTTTGAAAGCCTTGATGATGCCGCGCAAATCACTCTTGTCATAGGTGATTGGTTCAGTTGCCATCTCGTGTCCTTAGAATCTCAAAAGCGGTTAAAACATCCTCTGGTGTTTGAAACTCTGATCGTGACAATCCGGTGTGGATAGCCAATTCCCAAATGATCCGGTTTAAACTTCCCGGCTCGTAGCTTTTGGGTTTTCGGATTCTCCCATGCTGATGTCAGTCACAGTTTCGCACCATACTTCAAAAGGCTTGACAGTCTTTCCGGCTGCTTCGCGCTTCATGGCGTGATAAGCCAAAAACATCAAATCAGCAATGCCCAATTTCTCAGACACTTGCTGAATCGTGTTTCCGCTTTGGCGTTCCCATTTCATCCACTCCGGTGGGAGCGCGGTATAGGTTGCGCTCTCCCCGGATGTGAACTCAATTGTGATTGGTAGTTTCATGCTCCCGATTTCCTTTCGTTATGCCAACGCTGGTGTTGTTACACAAGTGAAGGTCATTGATACTGTCTGTGCATCTGGTGCTGTGCCTCCAGCTGATGGGAAAATTGGTTGCACAGTAAAATTGAAAGTGCTGCCCGGCTCTGTCTCAAGGATTACCGCCAAAGGTGTGTTTGGTGATGATTCAGCTTGATTCCAAAGCATTTCGCACAATGATGAAGCAACGCCCCAGTCAGCCAACATCTCAATAGCAAATGAGCCTTGAGTGTCGGTTGTGTAATACGCCTTGCCATCGAGTGTCTGGTATGTGTTGATCGTTGAATCAACAGTAAGGATTGCAGATGTTGCTTGTGCATCAAAAGTATCCCCATCGATGCTGAAGCTCACATTTCTGCCGGTGATGATTGTTGTTGGCATTTTGTCTCCTATTGGTTGTAGTAGGTGGATACTTGGAGATCGGCCGTGAGGTACTTTCCGGCACCGACTTCCAAAGGTTGAGGTTGATTTACATTTCCGACTTCGTAACCATTTGGCATTGCTGCAATGATTGAGATCATCAATGTTTCGAGATTGTCCAAAGCTGCGGCATTGTTGGCATAACCAACCACACCAGTCACAGTCAAATTGACCTTGACCTTTGTAGTGTTTTTGCCGATCAAAACGCTTTCCAAATAAGGTGCATCCGGGATCAAGCAAATCGATGGGCTAGTCATTGTTTCTGGGATGCCGTTGTACACATTGGCCGCGATGGATGACAAAGCTGTTTTGAGTGGTGTGCGGATTGCTGATTCGATGCTCATTGACACATCGTTTCAACATCAAGAAACGGGCCTAAAAGGCCGATAACTCGGTTGCTTAAGCTGCGGCCGAGAATAAATGGTGACGGCTGAAAATTATCTGACATAATCTGGTTGCCGGGAGCTGTAATGCTCTGGAAAATTTCGACCGCTACAACCAAGATTGCATTTTCAATTGGTGGTGTCGATGCGTACAGCTGCGCTGCCGATGATCCACTCAATGTTGCTGTTGCCGCTGGAATAAACGGCAATGGATAATCACGATTAGCCGCATTTGTTGCAGCTGTGAAAGTGTATGGCTCAATCCGATCATCGGTGACTGTATAAGTCGCGCTGTAAGTTCCGGCCCCGGTAACAACAACAGATTGACCCGGCACAAAATAATTTGGCCGCATTGTGGTGAAATAAATGACGGATTCATCCACATTGGCAAAAGTCACCGATGATTGGT